CACTATCACCGCCTCAATATCATCCCTGATGTTATCCGCTTTGTTCGTGTACAGATGTATCGCCTGGCCTCCCGCGCCTGGTCGATTCTCCAGCATCAGGCCCGCGATCTGCTGCCCGTTTTGCTCCGCCGCAGATACCCGCGATTCCGCCACAGGTAAGGGCGCCACAATATCCCAAATCCCGCCTGTTACCTGAAAACCAAGCCGATCATAGATGATAGGCTTCGCTCCCTGGCGCCTGGTCGCTGGCCATGTTTTCCAATCACTCACCCAGGCGCCGCTCCCCAAGCGCTTGCAACATCTGCAATGTTGCCGGGCTGGTATCTCTAAACTCACTCACATGGTGCGCTGAAGCCGTGGCGCCTGTTACCACAAAATTACTGAACACTTGTGTCCCGTTGTTTTGCGCTGCCACCTGATACGTCACTGGATTGCCGATTCTGTCCGGCTTTACCTCATACATCGACACAATCGGAATAAAAGCGGCATCCACATTGCGTCCCACGGGCGTCCTAATCTCTGTTTCTCCGCCCACAATGCCTAATACCGGGTCGATCTGCCTCACCCAAATACTGCGTGCGATATTCGCATTAGGGTCGAATTGACAGGATAGCGTGATCTGCGTAAACCACACCCCTTCTAAATCCAAGCCGATACCCTGCTGTTGAAACGGCGTACAATTTTTCATCGCGGGTAAAACATCTGGATTGTATGCTAGTGTTGTCACGTCTTTATAGGTCGCGTTTAAGGCTCCAATAGTCTGCGAAAATATCGAAATCATGTTGCCGTGGCCAGCGCCCACCAGATTGTCAAAGCTGATATTTACACCGCTGTAAATATCGTTTGTGCTTTCCTGTATCTGCTGAAATTCATCCCGCAGCCAGCGCCTTAATTGATCGACATCATTTGTTGTTGGCACCTGGCCTGGTACATAGCGCGTCACTAAAATTTACCCCTGATGTCGAAATCCACGTCAGCACCAGAACAGTCCCAGTTTATTGATTCCTCCGTTTTGATCTGCAATCCCAGGTAGCGGGTATTTTCATTCACCGCTACACCGTTTTTCTCGCCTGTCAAAAATGGATAGGCGCCAAGCACCTCCACATCTGCATATAAATCTGTTTGCCCGTACAACTGCAAAGTGAAAGGAATACCATTAGGCGCTGTGATTCGTGGCCATATACGCCTGATCGCCTTTAGTCTGTTCGGTTCTCCTAAATCCAGTCCCAGGCGCGACAACTGCGAATGATACGGCTCCCCGTCCCTGGTCACGCCAACATCTGCTTTGTACAGCTTGCCCGCTGTCGCGTCAGCCAACAGTAGCGCATCATCTGTGCTCGATAGCGTGGTCTGGCTCCATAGGGTCACGTCCTCATTCCACGGCTGGGCATCATCATCCCACGCCTGGCTCTCTGTCGGGTCTTCTATAATACCCGCGGCCGCATAATCCACTTGCGGCAATGATCTTATGCCCCATTCGTTAGTGACCACATTCCACACTAGCGCAGCACTAGGCGCCGTTTGTCCTGTCTCTGGTACGCAAAACCAGACTTCCTCCCTGGCTTCCAGGTATGCGGCAAAACTGTTTCTATAATTCACGTTATCAATTAACGCAAAGAAATCACGCTTCACCCTACCCTCGCAGAGACTTTGTATGTTTTGCCCGTCATGCTGGTATATATCGCCATTACCTAGCACTACATGGCTACCCTTTACCCTTACAATGCAATTCCTGGCCAGCACGCCCACCGTGCCGAATACCTTGCGGAAGCGCATCACCGCGCTGCCGCCCGCATAACTCATTTCATACACTGAATCCTGTTTATAAATGTAGAACGAATCCCGCAGCGCCAGCCCGTCTATGATTTCCCCATTTTCATCTGACAGAACATTATCGCCCGCCTCATTATCTGGCGCCGGTACCCAGGTAGCAGGTACCTGGCCAGGGTCAGCCGCGTGCGACCAGTGCACAGCATCCCTGAAATCACCGCCACCGTCTGTTACGCCCAAACCCACCAGATGGTATTTAAATGGCCGCATTACCCTGTAACGGGTATCTGGTCGCAGCCCTGGCAACACTTCAGCCGTGGCGCCAATACCCTGAAACCAGTAAAACGGGTCATTCTCTATTGAGTTTATTACCGCGATACCGTTTAAATTTCCGCCCGTCCAGCCCTCTGTTTGTACCGTATTGTTTAATTCCGCTGGCGTGACATCAGTATGCACCGCTAAATCATCAATCACCGCGATGTTATTAGTACCCGCATACAGCCAGTAACTTGTGCCTAATTGTGGCGTGTACAGGAGGAAATAAGGCGCGAATAGTGGCGTAGGGAATATCTCAGCGTATCCCGCCGCCCTTTCCATGCCTTTAGGTCTGGATACCATGTTACCCGCCTCCGTCCATACGGTAGGCGGCAGATCAACAGGATTGATGTCCCTGTTGATTCCGTTCATTCGCAGCTTGGCGTGATACGCTGGCATAGTTAGAAATTCGTCGATATACAGAAACGAACAAAGCAAAAATCCACATCAGCCGCCACGCCTCCAGATGTTTCGCCGCGCACCGTTACCTGGCTCACACTCGCCGCCGCTGTCGCCAGTACCGCGCCTGGATTTGTGGTAATGGGACTGACAATCACAGGGAATGCCGAATTTTCATTATGCGATTGAAAGGTAATCACCCAGCGCCCGCCTTGTGGCCTGGTGGCACTCCAATCGCCTGTGCCTGGATACAATACAGCACCGTTTGAACCCTGCACCGCGCCGAAACTGATACGGACGTTTGGCCCGTCTATAGCGTCAAGGTTAAACATATCGCCCAGCGCTTTGTTTAACTGGTCGGATACCTGTTTTTTAGTGAATGCGTGACTATTCGCTGTCCCATTGCCCACTGACAGCGGCCCGGCCCAACTATTAGGCGCCAGCATCCCAGGAAATGAACCAATCAGCGCTGTTTTAATATTCCGCAGATGATTGTCCCCTTCCTCTTTCGGGTCAGTACCCAATGGCCAGGCAGCATTAAGATCGCCTAACCACGTTACTCCTGTCTCTAAAGGCATTTTTATACGCTCCGCATCGCTGGTAGATCGCCAATCCGTTCTGACTCCCAGCGCCTTGTGATCGCCGCCGCGAGTCCGTTCCGCTTTCGCTCAAATACCTGGCTCATTTCGGCATCCTCTTTATAATCATACGCCTCCACCAGTGCCGCGAAATAAAACAGCGGTCTGTACCGCTGCAAAAATACGCTCTCCGCTGCATCGTCCTCCGGTATTGCGGGCGCCGCCAGGTAGGTTAGCCGGTAATTACGATCTTCGGATGGCACCGGATACAGCTTGCCCTGGTGAATGTAATAGGACACCGGACGCCCGTCTGAAATTGGCATCCTCGCATTCTTGCCGATAGATTGTAATGGTATCCACGTCCCCGACATTTCCGCGCTGTATTCCAACAGCTTCACACTGTCAGACGGTATTGTTATGAATACGTCAGGGTCTCCCGTGTTCCTGGTGATCGTAGTTTCCATCTCCGCGCACCGCAGAACCTCGCCCAGTTGCGAGGCGCCAGCGTCAATCCATAGGTCAGCCAGCGTGGAAAGGCTCCCGTCTTTGATCTGTAGCAGTATCGCGTCTCTTAAATTAGCCCTGGTGTTCACTCATCTTTTCCCCTGTTGGCCTTGATTGTTCGCCGCTGTTGTTTGTTATTTTCCCGGTCATGCGTGGCGTGGATACAGGCGCCTACACAATACAGCACTTCGCTATCATGCCGCCCATTGTCAGCGCTGTCCTGGTCTGCATCAATAAACGCACAGCCGCTAATCACCATCATCGCCAGCGCCAACAATCGCATCGCTACAGCTTGCCCGATAGATAGGACAATAACGATTGTTTTTCCGCCGCTGTTAGCTTGCGATTAATAATTACCAGATCGCTAACTAATCCACTGAAAAACAGAGCAGTATCGCTATAACTGCCCAGCCTCAATATAGCAGGGTCACCGATTACCCCTTGTGCGCCTGTTACAACCTCAGACCCATCTGTGATTACGCTATCTTCTATATCCCTATTGTTTTCATACAGCGCGACATGATTACCGACTGCCCCAGGCGATAGCGGCAAAAGCTGTGCAGTCCATCCCGCAAGCGTGGTGCCGTTATTTAAAACCTGTATCTCATTACCTCTTGTGAATCTTTGTCCCAGGAGTACCTCTGTAGCGCCAGCACCGCCATTCGTGATACACCCGACTGCATTGGTAATGCTGCCAGTCAATGGCGCCCCCAGTGCGTTATTCATATGCGCTGTTGCCACTGTAGAAAAATCCACACGCCCGCCAGTCCATACGGGTCTATCCGCCCCATTTGCCTGGCGCCACTCATTGCCATTGCCAGATTTATCATCAATGCGTGCTATCGCCTGCCCTTCACCTGTCACGGGCACCGTCCCATCCACATCAGCCCACATCGTCGCCAGGTCTGAACCGTCCCACCAGCCGCCAGCCTCACCGCTTTTAAACAAATCCGCGGGCGTCCACTCACTACCGCCGCCCGCTACAATTTCTATTGTGCCGCTGAAGTTCAATACCACGCCCGGCCTAACTAATGATATGCGTGCCACGGTTTACCCCTCTTTTGCGCTCAATTATTCGATAAGGGTCACTCGCTGGGGATTTCATGAACCGCCGCAATTGCCACTTATGGTCTGGATGCCCTGGCTGTGCAATACCAGGATAAAACTTGTCCAGCATCCTTAAATCCTGAATTGGAATATCCAGTTCCAGCTTGCCGAAAGACGTTGTTTTTACCGCGCCAGTGTTTCGACGTAGTTCCTGGTTCCGTTTCATCACCGCGTTGGTGTGCTGATTGATCGTGCGTGCGTGCGCCTTGCCGCCCTCTATCACCACTTCGCGCGCCACGCCAGGCGCCACAGGTAACACAAAGCGCCTGGTCATTCCGGTACGTCTCCCCGTTCTGCCTTTTGCAACCACGGTATCTCTACGCTGTTCCACAATGCCAGCGGTATTTTGCCCGTCTGTCCTGGCCCTATCTTTTGCTGATTGCCCAAATGAAAGCTGCGGGACTTGTGCAGATTCACCACGGACACCATGCGTGCTTTCCTCGGTTTAAGGTCAGACGCAACAGCACGGCGTGGCGGAAGCTCATCGCCACCTATCGGGTTTACACCGTGCTGCCGGTCTGATTCACTCATTGCCGTTGCACCTCCTACCCGGCAACCATAGGCGTGCTGGCGTCAATATCCGCCACGACACCCTGCGCCTGCTCTGCCAGGACTTTAAGCGTCCAGTCTACCGCCACCTGGCTGCGATCTGCCAGGCCCAACTTCGCCAGCGGCTCCGTGCGGTAATTGTGCAGGTATCCGTGCCGCAGCTTGTCAGGGGTCAGAATGAACAGGCTATCGTTAGCACTGGCCCCGGGCGCGTCCATCGTAGGCATCAACCGATTGGACTTGAACATCAGTTCCACGTCGAAATCGGTAATAAACACCTTGACGCTGCCAACGGCGGTACTTGCGCCGCCCTTGCCTGTTTCGGTCTGCTGCAAGCCGATTCGCGCCGCATCCGTGAACATATACTCAGACACCAGCCGAATCACGGACGGACGCCCCATCATTACAGACGGGTCAAATCCCTGCTCGTAGATACCCTGACACACATCACGAATTGCTTTTTCCGTCAGTGCGCGTGGCGTGCCGAGTGTCGCAGCGCCAACAGCGCCAGCGGCAAAGCCACCATCAGCGCCGCCAGC